AATTCAGACGATAGGTACACCGCCGGGCTGCAGGAAACTCCCACCCCCTATCCCCTTTTGGCAGTGCCATAATGACATGTGCCAAACTGGCAAGGCATGCCATTCCTGCAGTGCCACAATGACATATGCTGAATTGGCAGATTGTATGTTTCTGGCATGCCTTTTGCGATACGCGTGCACGTGCGAATTCTATCGTCTGAATTATTTTCCGGAAAATTGTTGTTGTGGCTCTTGCTTCGTCGAAGCTAAAAGCCTATCATGCCGATATGTGTGAAACAGTTTCCGTTCACTTCTGATACAGGAACCTCGCCCAATGTCATACAACGAAATTAGGAACCAGGTAGGTAACCCGAAGAAAACGCCCCATTGGGCGCAATTGTCCGGAGAAACCGGCAGTGTCCGAGTCATTGGGTTTATCGACAGTCTGCAATTGGTACGAGTATTGCGGTTCAACGGCGATACGCTGAAATTGTCTGCAGACCGTATTTCAATTGTTTGGTCTGCAACTTGGTAGTTTCCGTTCACCCGTCCCAAGGAACCTCGCCCAATGTCTCACAAGCTTGCTAAGTACCAGTACAGTCTCCGTCACATCGTCGCATTGGTCGACGATCTTAAGCACCAAGCAGCTAAGCTGTCTGCGGTGGTGGACGGAGACACCAAGGAAGCGCTGGAAGAAACACTTCCAGTGCTGGATGAATTGTCCAGGCTGAAGACTTTGCTTGGTCAGGAACTGGCCGATATTTACTGGACACGTGAATGTGCCATTCAGTCACTAGACACCGAAGACTGTTCAGTGTCGTTCCTCTAGTCTAGTTCAAGGCAGTACCTAACGTTAGGTACTGCCTTTTTTGTTTGTGTCCCCTAGTTTGGAGTTTGACCGATGAAACGTGTTTCTATTCAGTCTCTTCTCTCTCTGGTCTCTCACCTTGAACGGTTCAGGGTTCCTGACGTGTTTGCCTTGGTGTCAGCCTATCGTCAGTTTTGTCAATTGCAGATTGCAAACCGCAATATTGCGATTGGCCTGAAGAAGGAACTGAATACTATCCTTCATGCCAGTTTGCAGCGCGTCCGGGTTGCCGATTGTGAACCCGGCAGCGGTTCAAGGTACAATAGAACGGCTGCTGAAACTCCCAGGGAAGTCAAATCTTCGCATTGGTACACCCTGGAAGTACTGGCAGGATTCCCTGACAAGTACAGGGAAATCGTAACGGAGAAGTCTGAATTGGTGAACCAAGACCTTATCCTTCTGTCTTCAATCGGTGAACGGCTGGCGAAACTTCGCAGTCGCTGCCTTGAAGTCTGGAAACCGGTTAACGCCATTCAGGCTGAATTGTTGTCTGTTCTCTCTGCTTCAATCCCGCATTGGAGGTGGAGCACCTATCGTGCGGAAAAACACCATACCGATAATGTGCATGGGCATGCTATTGAATTGTTGGCTAAGTACTCACCTGTACTCCCAAGCCGGAAACTTAGATACAAGCGCGGCAAGCTTGAGGGCAGGGTGTCAGTTGTCAGGGGCACCGGTACACTCAATAGGGTGAGACATGCGGACTATGCTCCCGAAAAGACTCCGGCTGTGCGCTGGCAGGATATGTTTGCAGACTGTCGCAAGAGGGATGGCATGCTGTGGCGATTGGCCAATCAATTGTTTCGGCACAGCGCTATTGCCCAAGGTGTCGCACTTTGTGGCAAATCAATTTCACGTGCGGCTCACTACCTGGTTTCCAATGCTGCAGACTACGATAGACTTCCACCATACGCGTGCACTACACGAAGTGAATACTGCAAAGCGGTTGTGGCGGAATATGTTAGCAAATCCCGACACCTCAAACTTGCACCTAATCAGCCGGTCTGCAGTCCGGGTGTGGTACACCAAATCGTTCTGACGGATTGGGAACCGGTCTCTTTTGTGGGGATTGTGCCAGAACCCGATAAGGCGTCAGGAATGGGATTGGTGTCGCGACGTGTTCTGTGTCACGATTTCCGAACAGGGTTTACCCTGTATCGGGAATACGCGTTAGACTCCACAGGACAGGACAGGGAAACACTCGATATTCTTCGCAGGGTGGAAACCTATCATGAAGTCTGCAAACCGCTTGTCATGCCGAACTACGCTCGAATTGTGGAAACTCTTGGTTTCCGTTTCAGAGATCGGAAGTCTAGCATGGAATATCGTTCATACGACGGACTGACGGAGAGAGAGCGCTCCCGCAAGAAAACCGCTTCTGTACTTGTCAGACTTCGTCGAATCCCGGAAGTGAGTCTGCAGGATTCTTATTCTGCCGGAAACTGCAAACCAGGTACTTCACAGTTCTGCCGTTCTATCGGTGTCGATACTGAGAAGGTATCGGGGCGGGAATTGGCTAAGCGCTGGCAAGCTGCAGGATATCCAATGCAGCAAATCGGGTTATTCCTGGCCACAATTGCCATGGCCGAAGAGAGAAGCGGCGATAATAAAGAAGAGGTGGTATCATGCTGAATTATCTGCAGTGTTCAACAACGGCTGATGGTACGATGCTCAAACGAATCAATTACAGGGATTTTTGCGGTGAAGTCTCTCTGCAGTTCACATCATACGGGCACGATGCCGAAGGGATTGAAGCTACAGAAGAAGACATTACCCGATATGCTGGCCAATCGGCTCTTGGTACTGCCGATCGGATTCTTTTGGCGCTGCTGAAACGGATTCCCCAGTAGACTTCAACGGCATCAACAATTCAAACCAATCTTCACCCTAGGCTGTTGTCAGCCTAGGGTGTTTCGTTTTCATTATTCCCATTGGTTCCACACTCCACACTCCACACTCCACACTCCACACTCCACACTCCACGCTCCACACTCCACGCTCCAAACTTCAACCCGGGTTTCCTGACGATGCCGCTTCAATGCAGCTTGGCCAGGGAACCCGGGTTCTCGTTTGAATATACGGGAAACCACTAACGCTCTAAAATCGCATTATTTGCCCAATGCAGCCTAGGGTGCAAATCAGCCTAGGTAACATCGTCCGAAGAATTCCAGGCTGTTCTAGGGGCAAATAATGCGATTGTAGGGGGATTGGTTCCAGCATGCTGGAAACCGGTTTCCCTGCAGGATATCGGGAGCGCTCGCAATAAGGGAAACCAGTATGCTGGTAAAATAGGTAAACTGGAATACTTGTGACAACTACAGGGATTACAGAACATAGGCTATTTGTAACAAATAGGCTATTTGCTGGGGGATTCCCTACAGTCTCTGTGAATTCTGGTAAAATAGGGTATTTGCACAATTCGGGTAAAATAGGTACTTTGCCAGATTGGCAGGGTGCCTATCCCGAAGCTAGGAGTATTCCAACTTCCGGGGCAGTCTATCCCGGGGCAGTCTATCCCGGGACCAAACAACGATCAGACCCCCCATAGGATTTTTTGGAAAAAAATTGCAGCCTACCCGTTGACTGGTTCGATATTGTTGCTACACTTTTCATCGCCGCAGCAAACTGCAGCGAACACCCCCTACAGATTTTTTGGGAGTAAAACCAATGCGAATTCGTGCCCGTATGTCTGATCTTACAAACGACGGTTGTGGTTGGTCTGAGAACGCTTCATTTTGCCGTCAGGTTGAATTCACTGTTCCTGATAACACTTCAGACCTGGCGGTATCCCGACGCATTATGCGGGAATTGGGTGCGGTCGGCATGAAGCGTGATAGTTGGTGTGTGTCAGACTTCGGACCGTGGCGGGATGGTTGTATCGGTGTTTATGCTGACATTGTGGAATAGTGCCCGTACAGATTTTTTGGGAGTAACGACGATGACAGTTCGATATGCCGTTGACGAGTTTGGTCCGTCCGTAGTGTACCGCGATAACACTGTGAAGCGGGGACCGTCTCCGCTTCACTTGCTGCCCGGCCAGAATCAGGAGGGATATGGCTCTAAAATCCGTATGCCCTACACTGTGCAATTTCTGGGAGAGAAAAAACGTTACCCGATGTATTGCGTGTGCTGGTCGAATTCTGGTTCACTGTACATCATTCGCGATAAACAGAAGTACTTTCTGCCAGACTTCGACCAGAGTGACGTAGTAGGCTGATTCCCCTTCAGTGATTTTTTGGGAGTAACGACGATGATTGTTACGTTTATCGGTCGTCCAATTGGGTCTTCCGGGCTTTCCCGGGTACTGTCTCATGACGCACCGGAAAGACTCACAGATGACCAATTGCGGGAGTATCTTTCGCGGGTTTACCAAGATGTGTGTTTCGTTAAGCCTTGTTTGCCTGAACTTTATGAAGCGGTACTCGTTACTTGTTACGGGCGATACACTGCAGAAACTATTTTGAAGGGAGTGATTCGATGATTCTGGCAAACCGCAAAAACTGTGTAGCGACGTGGGGTATTGAAAAGGGCAATTCGGTTTTCAACCAATTGGAATTGTGCGAACTCCGTCGGTTGAACCGTTGTCAGACGATGCTCAGTGTGAGTGATATCATTGGCGGGCATGGGGTTGAACATACCCCGGCTGGCCGTGGGAGTAAATCACCTTCAATCACATACGTGAACATGGGGGACACATACGACACGACCATTCTTTGGGTGAATGGCAAGTTTCGGATTGGTGATTGGGGTTCCATCGTGGAACGTGGTAACTACGATTGAAGTCTGTTTTGTGGCCTGGACGGCAGCATCCTGCGGGGTGCTGTCATCGTGTTCACAATACCCCTTCAGTGATTTCTGGGAGAAGATAATGTTCGCGACACACGAAAACCGTAAGGTCGATTCTGGTAACGGCTATTGGTCTCTGGTGTTGTTCGGATTTGAACTGCGGAATAATGCCGTGGTTCCCGCGTACAGGTTGTATTGTGACGGAGCGATTATTCGCCATTCCGATATGGACGAAGTGCCCAAGCACGTGAAGCGGCATCTTCTTCGACGGGCAATCAAACTGCAGCCTCGTGTGCACAGGACCGCTGTTGCAGTAGCTTGCCAGTTCAAGAAACGTCCATTACACGGGTGATTCCGGCAGTGTAATTTTCTGTACCCCCGTGAATGATTTTTTGGGAGCGATGACAATGACTAAGATTTATGTACAGGTCGGCACCAATGTTTACGAACTGGACAAGGGGCAGGAAAATCTGTTTTCAAGCGGCACTGTCTTGAAGCCCAAGGAGGGCAAAGCGAAGTACTTGGCTCAGTGTAAAGCTGATTTGAGGAAGTACTTAATTCAGGTTGTCAGCGGTAACAGTGTCATGTTTGCTATTGTTCGCAGTGTCGCACCTTCTGGTATGTCCCGGATGATTAGTTTTCACGTCTACTGCGGGATTGGCATGCAGAACATTAGTGCCCTTGTGGCTGCTGTGCTGGGATGGCAGCACAGGGACGGGGCAGTAGTGGTGAAGGGCTGCGGAATGGATATGGTTCACCATACTGCAGAATCACTCAGCAGGGTGCTGTACGACGGGCCAGACCGTATTCCCACACAGACTTTGTAACCCGTTGAATGTTTCTGGGAGAGAATTCAAAACGCTGGGTTCCTGCGGGAATTCAGCATTGTGATTTCTCAATACCCCTCGAATGATTTTTTGGAGAATGATGATATGGAAGCAAGTGTAGTGGCCTATGGTGAAACGCTTACAGTTCGCCAGGATGACAGTAACGGGCTTTGGGTTACGTCGTGCGGGAATCAGTACTCCAGCCCGTTCGACGCCTTGAAGGAAGAAATCAGAACGCTTGTTTCAGCGTCAGGCGAGAACCCTGATGATTGCCGTAATGAGATTGAGGATATTCTGTTTGATACAATCTACTATTGAGAATTAGTAATGCTGCAGAGAATCATTCTTTCCCCAGAAGATATCGACGGGATATCGGATTTGTTTTCCTTTCCTTGTGTGGGAGATGTTTGGTACCATAAGGGCAGGCAATACAGGATTGCCAAAATCCGATTGCTGGCCAATGGTGGATATGATCTTGTGATGGAATGACCCCCTTCAATGATTTTTTGGGAGTAACGATATGACTAAGAAATACGAAACGCTTGCCGATGCCATGTACCGCTGGTTGGAATACCAGGCGAAGACTTCGGCAATCCCAGAGGCTATGGCAAACTGGATGAGTGAATACGTTGATGCTCCTGAGTACAGGATCTTAGAGGCTATTCTGGAACCATCGAAGCATCAGATCAAAAACGGTCTGAAGTCTGTGGTGCTTGAAGAGGGCACCATCGTCAAGTTCTTCCCAGATCCTTTGGTAAGGACTATCAGGAACGTAGATAAGCGGGATGAATCTGAAGTGCTTCGGGCAATCCGTAAAATTACACTTGGCCGATTTGTACTCAGCCGAGGTGAGTTCATTGTGTGGCGAATGTTCTGGTCGCCGGTGCATAACAACACAATTGTGCTGGGAGCGTTTCAGCACATATCGAAGCACTTGCCGGAGTACCCGGTCAGTGAGGTGAACATCGACGTGGATGACATGAGTGAGGTAGTCTACGGGTTCTTAATGCTCGATGATATCAGCGATATGCTGATTCGTGGTGAGGTCTGCTATCTTGGCAAGGTCGATACTGAAACACGGACCCAGCAATAGCCCCGTTTAGATTTTTCTGGGAGAAAATAATGTCAAAGACAAAAAAGCGTAGTGTTGGACGACCCCGGACAATGCCGTCAGACGCCGTGTACTTCAGGTTCTGGCTGCCTGCAGAACTGGTGCAATGGTTGGATGACCAAGGGCCGTCGAGGCAGAGAACAATACAGTTGATCATCGAGGCTGCAGTCGAACGATTGCAGCGAAAGGCACCAAGGACTAGTACCCCTTGAATGATTTTTTGGAGCAACAATGTCAGAAGCCGTCTTGATAGAGCATGAAGGACAGTTCGGAGTTTTCATTCCTCTAAACGGAAAGGTGAAGGTGTCGTTGAAGCTGCACCAGCCACATAATCCTCATCAAGTCATACCCGATATGCGGTGTGATGCTTATGTTACTTCCCAAGTCATTTTAACTTCTGCCGCATATACAGAGGTTAAGGAACCAACCTCTGTACATGGGCAAACAAAATCAGTTTCAATGCCGAACTTAAGTCTTGTGTCTCACGGAAAATGGGAACTTGAGTGTTACTGACTCGTTGATCGTTGACCAGTACCCCCTTGAATGATTTTTTGGAGATGACCATGAACCGCATGCTTGCTCTTGTTGTCTGCTGTGTTGCTGCTGGTTGTGTGAAGACTGGTGTTCACACGCAGGAAGCGTATTTGTACCGCTGTGTACCGCCCAGACCTACAGGCCATTACGAAAGGAATCCCCGTGAAGGAATTATTAGTGATAGCCGTCGTGGTGGCCTTGTCAATCGTCATCGCAGAACCATTCACTGAGTACCGGAATGAGATGATCAGGCTGCAGCAAGAGATTGCAGCCAGTGTTGAGTGTTACCCCCTTGAATGATTTTTTGCAGAAACAGAGGAACAATGGATGAGTTTAGCTGGGCTGTGAAGCAAGCCCGGAAGTGGGCTAAAAAGCGTAAGGCACAAATCTGGAGACTTGAAAGACTGCCTGACGGTTACTGGGAAGTGAGAACAATTGAGACAAGCACTGGGTTTGATGGCACAGTCTATGAAGTTTGGATGAGCCATTGTCTTGGTCCTGTAGAAATTGGTTTGAGGCATTAAACAACCTGTTTGGAGAATGAATGATGAATGAAATGGAGTGGTTACTTATGGCGGCTAAGTCTTGGGCAGCAAGGAACAATGCTGTTGTCACAAATCTGAAGAAGAAACCTAACGGGGATTGGGTGGTCACTGGGATAGTCGAGACAGAAGCTGTTCTTGGAAGCCCACCGGAACCTGATCCTGAAGAATGATCCTGTGTGCAAACAAAACAACCCCTGCAAGGTGTAATGCCCTGCAGGGGTTTTTCGTTGAATGTTTCTGGGGAATAGATCAGGCCAGCTTGCCGTGCTTGTGTGGTCGAGTGTGGTTGTATCCCATCTTTGCAATGATTGCTCCAGGTACGTCGTACCCGTACTCAGCACTCATCTGAAGTACCCGGATGATAGCATCAGCCAGTTCCTCTTCAGCGTTTGTGTAGCACTCCATGCCCGGCTTGTCGCACACGGGGTTGCCGGTCCTGTAGGCTTCGCAGGCTTCTCCCAGTTCGCTTGTAATGAGCATCAGGAGTTCATAGGGGTTTCGCTGAACCCCATCTACCAGCCAGCCCTTGCTCTTTGCCCAGCGGGCAATACAGGACTGTAGACAGTACAACCCGTGAAGGATCTCGAAGGCTTCTCCGTCGTTAAACAGCGGGTTTCCCATAACCCCCGCTTCGGGTTTTTTGGCTTCATTCTCGGACATGTCGTTTCCTTCCATTCACCAGTGATGGATCGGGGCACTCGGACAACAGATCCAAGTGAGATGTTCCCCCGCTCCAGTATCTGCCTTGCAATTCACACAGGTACTGATGGTCTCCGGCTTTGAAGTACAAGCCGTCGCTGTACCTGACTTTCACAGTATTGCCGTCTGCACGCTTGTACCAGTTGCCCTCTTTGATGGTCATTGCTGTCCCTCCTTCTTAGGCTTAGGTGCTGGCACTTCTTTCATGAGATCAAGCTGCATTGTCTCTTGTGTGTAAGAGTACCTACCATGCAGGGCTTGAGGATACATGTTGCCGCCGATCATGTAGTAAGTGTTGGCGTACACTTGTGTGCACTTCATGATCTTACCGTCACGTCGCTGGTACCACTTATGCAGGGTCAGGTTTAATTGCTCAGTCATCGCTGTCTCCTTTCGGTACCAGTTTCCATTCCATTCCCAGTGCTTCAGCAATCTTATCTGCTGTTTCAGCACTACCAACATGTCTCTTCTTTATCAGGTACCAGATTGTTGTTTTGCTGATACCCGCTGACCTAGCAAGACCCCTTTGACTTTGTTCCATCAAAATCAGAGCTTCGCTTAGTTGGTGTGCGATACTCATTCCTCAGTGCTTTCATTCTCGGGTTCTGCCATATCATCCAGAGTCAGGTCAACGACTTCCACACACTGCATTTGAGCCTGAATGGCATTTGATATTTCAGTGACGCTGTGTGCCAGTACAACAGATGTTTGTGGTCTATTTTGTGGCGTGTGCTCAATCTTGTAGTAGGCAGTGCACTGACTCCGGTTAAATGGATCTTCATAAAATCCTTGGATAATGGATAGATCCAAAAGTACAATTTTACCACCCACTCTACCGTCTACTTGTTTTACTTTGATGAACACTGTCATCGTACAATTCTCCTGCCTTGAGACTCAGTTGCTGTCTTTGCTGCATGACAGGCTTTGCATAACGTCTGCATGTTGCTGTCATTGTCTGGACCATTCTGATGCAGCGGAATGATATGATCCACTTCGAGGTTCGATTCAGGATAAGGCTGGCCGCACTTCTTGCAAGTGAAGTCGTCCCTATTCAGCACCCACATTCTGTGCTTCTGCCTGGTCCTACGTTTCTGGTGAGGGAGCTTTGCCGGGGGGACGCGGCCTTTTTGGCCGGGGAGTTTGACGGTCTTCATTCTTGCCATATTGTTCCACCTTTCTGAAAGCGTCCTGAATCCAGTCATCACACTTGAGTGTTGGTATACTACGTCCTCGTTCTGGCCTGTTCTGCGTGTCATCAGCCACAAGGATCTTCAGGCTGAGCAGATCGTCAATACGCCTACCAATGGTCTCCAGTGGGATCTCAGTCAGTACTGCAATCGTTTGCCGGTTTAAAGGTTTCTGGGAAAGAGCAACAGCACGGATGACCCGGTGCTGGCGACTGTAGGAAGTGTCCAGAGCCACTTTAACGATGAGCCTGCGAATGGTAGGTGTAATGTGGTCTACGCCAAAGACGTAGCACAGGCAGTATGCCAGACGGCTTAACTGCTTCACTACACGGGTGGATGCTTCAGGCAGTGCGTCATACAACAGTTCATTGCTGCCGTATTCCCTGCTTCGAGGTGCTTGAGCACGACTGCAGGCAATCACGTCACCACAAGCCTGGATCAGTTGCTCATCCTCTTCAGTGTATCGAGGACGAAGCAATTCACCATCACGAATGGTTGTGTGTAAGTGGCTCAGGAAGCCAGCAGTGTATGCACGTTGCTTAGGGAATGATCGGCTGTCTCCAGTGTCATTGCCCTCGTAGTTGGTCCTGTTGCTACGCTCGAAGATAGACTGGATGGCACGGACATTACGACTGCGTTCAACTTCCCTGCTGGTCTCCAGTCTGCAATGCAGGAAGCGTTCACCTAACGCTGACATGTTCAGCGAATAGATACGTTCTGTAATACCGATGACCATACCGAATGATATGTTGCTGAATGAGGCTGATACACCATTGCGGTACTCAGCATTCAATGAGCCGTCGAATATGTCACGCAGTTCGCCGTAGACGTTGGCAAGCTGTTGGGGAGTCGATTCGAGAAGCAGAGTGCCGTCTTTAATGACGACACACTTGCCCTGCAGCATAGGAATAAGGTGCTGACCCTGACGACTGCCAGATACCAGTCCTGTGAACTTACTGAGTGCCCGAGTGTGGATCTCATCCGAAGCCAGCAGTTCACAGATTGTAGACTTACCGCTTGATGAAGCACCAACAAGATACAACCACAATGGGTCTCCATCAAGTACTACAGCAATGTGAGTGGCCATACACAAAGCCAGACAGTCCTGGAATGACTGAGTAATGGTCATGTCCTGACTGTATATTTCCATCAGCGTAGCGAATGACTCGCAGTGCTGTGGTTGAATGCTGACCACTTCATCCATGCGAACTTCGGTAAGGTGTTGTTTGATAAGGTCGATGATGTTCATTAAAGATTACCCCATTGTTCAGCCATTGCCTCAGCAATGCCGGTGTAGGTTATGCTTCTCAGTTTGCCCCTATCTGGTGATGGGGGCATTTTCCAGATTCGTTGTTCTCTACCCTCAACAATGTTTGTTGGTGTAAGCAATGGCAGGTTCTTGAGCCACAAGCATGTTTTCTTTGTCTCACCGTGGCCAAACATCCATGGCTGGATTATCTGGTCAGGCTTCCTGTATACCCGGGACATGATGCAGACAGGATTCTCAACACATACCCGCTTGGCATTTGCATTGATGCAGTGCATGAAGAATTCGATGGCCGCTTGCTGCTCTACCTGTTTCTCTTTGAACCATCGAGCACCAGATACAGCAAGATGAGTGCATGGTGGATGAGCAATAACAAGATCCCATTTGTATCTCGGATTTGTCAGCCACTTCAATGCGTCCCCTTGAAAGTGATGGCTTATGTACTTGGACGGTTCTGAGGGAAGTAAGTCGCATGAGTATGCGTCATGCCCACGTTTCCTGAAAGCATCACGAACAACACCACTGAATTCACACGCTACCAGAATACGCATTGTTCAAGTCTCGCAGGTCAAAGCCAGACGGAATCTCAGTCATGCCGGGTACAGGTATTGTAGTCCAGTCGAGGTACTTGATCGACTTTACATTGATACCCGATGTTTTGATCCTGCGGGCTACAGACTGAATACCAGTCCTGCCTGCATCGTCATTGTCAAATAGCAGAATAATGTTCCTGTCACTCAACAGATGCAGGTATGAACCGCTGAAGCCTGCACCACAAGTACCAATGCTGTCCTGTGGTTCTTTCATCTTTGCCATAAGACCACGCAGGATCAGATAATCTGCATGTCCTTCAGCAATCCAGAGTTCCTCAGTCTTGCCAGTGTTGTGCTGCATACCGAGGATACTGCAATTGAATGGCTTAGGACTGGCATAGATGATGCCTGATGTTGTGTCGAACTTATGTAGAGCGGTGATATCACCTTTGGTATTGCGAACAGGGAACCAGAAGTTCCTGTTGTCGTACCTGATATCTTCTGACTTCAGCACTGATGGAACGACTCCCTTCTTTCTACTCACAAAGTCCCGGGCTTGTGCCACGGTAATTTCTGGGAGAAGATTGAACCACTTACGCATGAAGGACAAGCCGTTGCCCTTCTCATGACACTTCCAACACTGGAATACGTTGCCCTCTTCCTTGCTGATGGACAGCTTGCTTTCAGCACCACACCACAAACAGTGAGTGATGTAATCGTTTGTTGTGCTGTGGGTGTAATCGACTTCGAGGTGTTCGAGTAGTGACGACTTCATGTGTCCACAATCTCCTTCAATGCTGCTTCAGCGTACAGACGTGCTCTTCGGGCAAGGTGTTCAGGATGCCATTCGAGGTCACTGCGTTGTGTCAGACCTGACAAGCACGCTGCATACAAACGGTAGAACAAATCGTCTGTATCGTGCATTACAGCTTTCTTCTCCAGAGCAGGTACTTGTGGTGGCATTTGTTTTTTCTGATTGCTCATTTCACTCCCTTTGCAGATTTGATACGGGTACGGGCAATAGCATAATACTCAGCATTCATCTCAATTCCGATGAAACTGAATTCTTCAAGGACTGCGGCTTTACCTGTTGAGCCACTGCCCATGTATGGATCGAGTACAGTTCCGTTAGGTGGTGTTACCAGACGGCATAGATACCGCATGAGGTCAGTTGGTTTTACTGTTGGATGATTGTTACCTTCACCACGATCCTTCTTGCTGGATTTAGCACAGTAGAAGAATCGGGCTGCTGATCCACCGTTGTCGTTGTGTCCTCGAACACCAGATTCCTGCCCTGCAGCATGCCGAAATGTAGGTCCGTCAATGCCTTTACCTCTGTCAGTTTTCCTTGCTGGTGCTGTGCTGGGAAACAGCCCCACAACTTCGTCAGATCCGTCGTGGATGAAATTGGCGGGCCATCGGCCTTGTGTTGGGTTGTAGTGGCTCATTTCCGTTTCGGTATCCGCTGCTGCATGAAACTTACCACCACGCATAATCTTCTTTGGGGCATTTCGCGGGGCAGGCGGTTCCGTTCCCACCCGACACCCATCCACATTCAACCCGCCGGTTCCATGCTGCAGGACGTTTTCCGCCACGGTGCCGCATAGGGGCTTGCGTGCGACAACTATTGGGTCAAGGTTTGGGCTTACGTCCACGTCCTGGAAGTTTGTGCGAGCCAGCGATGTAGCACTTTCTGTTGCAGAAAGTTCGCGGGTGGCTTGCAGTGACAACAGCCAGCCGTTCAAAACCTTTCCCGCAGTGCAGGCATTCACAAGATACCCACCGGGAAGGCTGCTTGCCGCGAGCATGGACTCTGGCGTGATCGCCAACAGACAAGACTTCAAGGTTTTCCAGTCGATTATCGTGCTTGACTCCGTTGACGTGGTGGACGTGCTCGTATTGCTCCAGGCGTCTGCCAAGATGCTTTTCCATAACCACACGGTGTTCAAGCTCATACTGATCGCCGACGCGAACACTGACATACCCATCTGATCGCACAAACCGGCCTGTGTATTGATGCAGTCGTCTACAGTCCATTGAGCAGTACTTAACGCCTCTGCGAATTCGCTTTGGCTTGACGGTGAATTCGATTTGACAGCATTGACATGTTGCAACAGCCATAGTTTCGACTCCAATCGTAAAAGGCTCGCAACTATTGTACGCCGTTCCTCTTCGGCTGGCAATGGCTTTCTCGCCCATGTCACGCTTTCCCAACTCGGCTTCAGGGCTGTGCCCCAGCCTTGCCATTGCTTTGCGGCTTCGGTTGCGGGGGCTGTGATCGTTGGATTCCCGGTGTTTGAGCCGTGATACACACCATCGTATACCACACCGGATACTCCTCGATGGTTTGGATTTTTACCAACCACTTCCCTTTCAGCCCCAGCCGCCTTGTCAATCGCCTTGCTCACGTCCAGTGATTTCGGAAATCCACTTCCATAGCACCAGGCAATCATATCTCTGATCTCGAACCCTGCATCCTCGATCCGCACCGCCATCCGGTGTTGTGTCCGAGTGCCAGCAAATGCGAGCAGATGCCCGCCGGGTTTCAGCACCCGAAGACACTCCTGCCAAACTTCGACCGATGGAACGTCGTAGTCCCACCGCTTGCCCATGAAGGATAGACCATAGGGCGGGTCAGTAACAATAGAATCTACGCTGCAATCAGGCATACCTTTGAGGATCTTGAGACAGTCAGCGTTGTGAATAGATACTTTCATCGGTTTGTCCTCAAAATGGAATGATAGGGACTGACTTGTCCCAGCGGGTTGTAATCAGTTCAGGATCAACAGGAGCGTGCATTCCGTATTCCTTTGCTGCCGCCATCATGCAGTCAGCCAGACCGAATGCGTGCCTCTTTGGGAAGTATGCTGGCATCTCGAATACCAGTTCATCGTGAACCTGTAAAACGATTCGCCCTTCAGGATAGTTCTGGTAAAGATAGTCATCACACAAACGCATGGCTCGTTTGACGATGATCCCTTCAGCCCCCTGAACCAGATAGTTTACTCCAGCATGGGCTGCCTTTTCAAATCGACCAGTCCAGATATTCAGCATATCCTTCAGGTCGAGTGGATAGCCGCCGATGGTATGTACCGTACCGCATTCAGCAATGGTCTGTTTGGTCTGCTCGATGAAGGTATGAGCGTTTGGGAATAATGCGAGTACGGTATCCCACAATCCGGGGATACCGGCTGTGAGTTCGATCTTCTTCGGGCTGGCACCAAAGATGAATCCGAAGTTTACGTTCTTTGCAATGCGACGCTGAGCCTTTGTGGGCTTATCAGAGTCCGGTACATTGAAGATCCTGCGGGCAACATAATCGTGTGCGTCCCAGCCACGATCAAATGCAGCAATCATATCCTGTTCATCAGTCAGGTATGCAAAGATACGCAACTGAAGTTGTGAGTAGTCGGCCGACACCCACCACTTGCCCGGGGCAGGACCAAACACACTACGCATAGACGGAGACTTAGCCAACCATTCTGCAATGTCTGGTGCATCATCCTCGTAAGGGTTGCCTGCCTTGGCAATGTTCTGGGCGTTAGGATTGCTGCTGCTGAATCGAGTAGTGGCGGTACCCGTCATGTTGAACGACGGGTGCATGTAGCCGCCGTTGCTGCTTTGACCGCTGATGTTGTTTTTGTATGACAGTAATGAAGTACGTTTCTTTTCGTACTTCTTCAATGCCAGATAGGCACCGAGGAATTGATGGATCTTAGATCCCGGTCTTTCTTCGTTGTGTAACTTCAAGATTACTGAAGCATCGACTGAAAAGTTACCAGTCTTTGTCTGTTTGGGCGGTTCGAGCTTCCAGCGGTCAAACAACAATTCGCGGAGTTTTGTATCCGTGATATGGTCAATGCCTGACAAGGTCTGACAGGTACTTGTAAGGATGCCGATGTACTCATCGCACGCTTCAATACCTTTGTTCAGTTCAGGCAACCGGACCCACAAACCCTTGGTTTCCATTTTCCAGATGACATGCTGAATATCACGGTTGACGTTCAGGATGGATTCGGCTTGCTCCCCGCATCGTTCGTAGACCAGTGGGAGTAATGCGTTTGCGAGGTCATAGGTGTTGACGCAGTCTGCTCGCAGATACTGCTTAAGGACTCCGCCAAGTAGATCATCCGGGAGTTCCGGGCGTTGCGACGCCGGTATGCCCGCAAGAACTGCTCTTGGAAGCCAGAAGTCCATTCGATTCCACTTGGTATTGCTTCCACAACCAAGGAAGGGGGAATGTTGTTTCCGTCGTTTGTCTTCTGCAATGATCCAGTCTGGCTTGAGTTTGCGTACCAATCGTCGGCATTTGTCAACGGTTTCGATGAGTCGGTCATCCTCTTCGTATCCTTTACCGAGGTACTTCTGGGTAAGAAAATCCAAAGACATCTGATTCAGATTGCAGGCTGCATGAGCCAACATTTGAGTGTCGATAACACGCTGCCAGAATTCAGGAGTGGCTGGTTCATCCCAATCGTAGATGCTTGCCTCACACAATGCCTTAAAGTCAAATGCTGCATTGTGGGCTACCAACCAGTCTGCTTCGTCGAATGCTGATCGGATAGGGTCTTTGCGGAATTCACATACACGTAACCGAACTTCAGGGTCGATGAAGATCTCGGTTGATCGGAATGTGTTTCCATCGTATGCACCGATTGCAAAACAGGTTGATCCGTTCTGCAGGAATAATCCAGTTGTTTCTGTGTCAAAGGCCAGCATGGGGTGTTGGGCCTTTCTATTCACAGTGGTGAATGGCGTTTACGACGATTGCACAAGCTACTGCGAATACAGCAAAATCCAGAAGTGCCTGTCCTATGTAAATGGCTGATAGCCTTTTACTGAAAGACTGGCAGTACTCGCAGTAGATGAAACATGCTGACGATGCAGTCATGAATGCAACACCTAGCCAAAGCAACACGAAAGACAGAGATTCCAGATTCATCGTTTTGTCCTTAAAGAGTTCTGGGCGAGAAATGGATCAGGCAGGAGTCGAACCTGCATTTCTGAAGCGTCAGACAGCGTGTTGGCCTTTTACACCACTGATCCATAAAGAGTCTTGAGGGGCTTTCGTGGATATCGCACTATGATGCTAACTTGCCTCTTAATTCCCAGAGGTCGCCCAGCCATCCATCCCGTTACCAGTCTGAACCGCTTACCTCAAGACTCTTGTGAGTAATAAACTATTCGAGGATCAGATCGTCGAATTTAGCCTTGATCTTCTTCCCTTCGCGTTCCAGTACCACGGTACCGGCGGCGTCGTCTGCACTGAGTACTTTGAATGTCAGTGGCTTTGGTGCCTTGAGGGGTTTGTACTGAACATCGAATCCAACCCACTCTGACGGTTTCGCCTCCTCCTCATCGCTCGCAGCGTCCGCCTGGAGTTCGTCATCCCACTCCTCCGAAACATCAGACTGCGAAGCGTCATCACCAGAGTCGTCAGCAGTAGCACTACTGTCTTCATCGTCGCTTTCTGCAAATGGGGGTGTTGTTGATCCGGCTGCGGCCAGACCTTTTATGTTGGTGTAGGTACCGTCGCCACGCTTGTTGGGCACCACCTTCATTGTAACCAGCTTGCCGACCAAGCCCTTCAGAGCCGCCTCAATCTGCTCCAGCGATGCTTCGGCAGTGTCGATGCCAAGCCGCTGAATGTCTGCAAAGAACCGCTCAAGGTTCTGTTCGGCAGTAGAGTTGGGACCATCCTGAAGACCATGGAGACAGGCAAGCGATTGCCCGTTGTATTGTTTCTGACCATCGACTGATCCGTCAATACGGAAATCGAGGATCATGTAGGTGTTGTTGTTTTTCTGGCTGATTCGCAAGCCAGCAAACTTGCAGATGTAATCACCCGGAGGGCCAGCAAAGTTCTGACTGCTGGGTACCTGAACCTGCTTCGCAGTTGCCACTGCTGCTTTGAGACGGGCATTGGACTTCATCAATGCTGTGAGACTGACCTGTTGTTGTGGCTGTTGAGCCATTCTACAAACTCCTTAAACCTTGAAACTTTCTGGGAAAGAAATACCGCTTAAAACGATATCACATGCTGAGTACTTCAGCGAGTTTGGTGTAAGTCTCGGCTGCAGTTTCTCCGCAGTCGATTTCGGTCACACCTTCCGTTGTGCACCACGATTTTGCAATGTAGTAGGTTGACGGTGTCAGGCCGACGAATCGACGTTCAGCCTGAGCTTTCTTCGTCTTGGCTTTGTTGTCCACTGCAACAAGAATCTGCTGACCGAGGAAGTAGCAACCGTGCAGATCCTTCTTGGTGCGTTCCCAGATTTGCTTGTTCAAAGCCGGCTCGTACCGGTTGTAATTCGGACCAGTCGGATTGTCCACTTCCTTTGACGTGCTGTGGGCAATCAGCACTACGTTGTAGCCCTTCTTCACGATTGCCAGGCACAACGGCAGAAACTCACCAGACCAGAACTGCTCAGCGGCTTTCGTGTAGCCACGGTAAAAATCGGTGTAGTCCTTGCTGTTCATTCTGCCGCCGAACAGTTTGCTGGCACAATGCTGAAAGCAAAGATCCTGCAATCCAGATACGCTGTCGATGACCAGCGTTTTCTTTGTATGCTCCCCTTCGAGGAACCGCTTCATTGCGTCGATGAGTTTCAGCCATCCCGGGGCACCATCGTCAATTGGAATTTCGTCATCAGGCTGCAGGGCTGGCAAGCTGATGACCGGCATCTTCTTATCCACAATGCCTTTCTGCTTGTAAATGTGGATGCCCTGTTCGCCAGCGGTTGTAATGAAAATCGGGTCCGGGAAGCAACTGGCAAGAGTTGTCTTTCCCATACCGGCTTCGCTGTACAGCATCAGGAACTTGCCATGATCCGGCACTTCTTCTACCAAATCGTCGAATACGCTGCTAGGCTTTGGAATGGTCATTGCGGGACGACTGGCAGGTTTTGTTGCAGCAGCCGGTGCTGCACCGGGAGGACGGGGACGGGGTCTTGTTGGGGTGTTCATTTTTGGCTTTCAAAACGTTATCGGTAACTGACTTTCTTACGCATTCCCATGGTTGATCCGGTAAGCCGGAACTCTCTGAACTTTTCCTGTGTACCCTCCATAAAAGGATTGTAAAGACCGTAGGGTGTAATCCAATGAAACTTATTCACCAGATTGTCTCGGTTAGGACTTGTCATGTAACTGTACCAATCGAGGAATGCTTCCAACATTGGTACCAGACACTGATACAGGAACATGTCGAACAATTGTTCATTCGGTCGAACCATGTACCGAAAGAAATAGTAACCGATATTGTTCTTCATGTGCTCGATGATACGCCTACCGTAGTCATCGCTCGTTTCGTTTGTCCTCTTTCGAGGACCATGATACCCGAATGCTCCCGGACGCCTAACATTCTGATACCAGACACGACTTGGTAGTCTGCCGTATCGTGCTTTGAACATCAGCATGTAAAAGTTGATTTGAAGATTTCGTTCGATTTCACGGGCGATGGCATTGGTGTCCCAATCACCACGGCACTTGTTCTCGAAGATAATGTCTTCCCCATCGCCGTCCATATATCCGTGCAACACAATGGTTCGACCAGAAGGAAGTTCCAGATCAATCTTGTAGTGCTCTTCGGCTTTTAGAACTCCATACTTCTTCAAGTCTTTGCTGTAGAGTTTATCAAACTCAATCAGCGTGCCTTGAGCAAGTTTGGTCCACCAGCCGATCTCAGGATCATCGTATTCGGCAGCTTGTTTCTGATACTGCAGATCAATGAATTTTGCAGCACCACGAAGCTGCTGTGTTTTAATCAGCCCTTCAATTCCGTTACCTACCAGTAACCCGTAGTGAAGATTCTTGTTCCAAGGTTCAACCACTTCGAGATTGCGGAGATAACTTAACTCGAATGCCACACGGTCAACCAACCAGAGTTCAAGTCCGCTCAGGCTTAGTCCGTTTTTTATCGGAGACCAGACCGACTTCGATTGACCCATTTTTCACCGCCTCGCAAAACGCTGCCATGTCTTGTAAATGAATGGCAACAAATGAATTCTGCTTGTCGTCGAATTCGCCGATTACACAAACGGCAAACTTATCTTCCAGTTTGGCTTTCCTGCGTTCCTCTGCGATTAGAGTACGCAGGGTCTTATGATTGCCCCGCGTGTACTTACAGGAAAGGAACATGTCCTTATGGAAGGAGTCACTGCGGGTAACTTTTCCGTTGCCACCACTAAGCGGTGCCCTGGTTGTTTTGAAGATACCGGCTATGAAGCGTTCAAAGTTCTTCCATGTATTCCTGTGCATTACAAAATCCTGGTTAAAGAAAAGGAACAGGCAGTTTTCGACCGATGACTGTCAGAATCGTTGGAGGTGACTGACTGCCTGTTCCGGGAATACGGTCTTGAGGAGACCGTCACTGACTGCTTATCCCCGTTCACGATTCCCTCAAACGGGGGCAGTCAATGAATCAAAATGTCTCGCTATCGTCAGAACCCCAGTCGTGGTTGTCGTCATCCTCGGGGATATCAACAGGTTCAACCACTTTAGGCTTACGAGGTTTCCGCTTAGCCGCCTTGGGCGGTTCTGGGGAAGGAATAGGTTCTTCCTCCGGTTCCGGTGCTGCTTCAGCCTTGGCCTTGCGTGCTTCACGAATGCGAGCAGCGTTCTCGAATGAGGCTGTCATGAAGCCGGGCAGCAACTGCGGGAAGCTGTTGTAGTTATCCCGTTCCTTTTTGCTCAGAGCAATGTCAGAAACCTTGAGACCCGTTCGGCCATCGAGGAATGCCGCAATAGCTTTGACGAACGGACCAACCCAATCGCGGTCACGGTCTTTGCTGCCAGACTCAGCCTTGAGTTTGTTCCAGTAGGCAGCCAGTGCCCATTCGGGGCTACCTTTATCGTAGCCGGTGCCGACCGACACACGATTGAGAAATTCGTCGATCAGTTCCATAGTCGAGGAATCGAAGTCGCCATCAGCGTCAACACACGCCACGTAGGACAGGGCTGCGACATAAGCCAGAGACATTTTCAGTCCCTTGTTACCGCCGTCGCTTTCACTGGCGTCGAGCACTGCGGTAACGGCATCAGCGAGCCGAGGATGCTGTTCCTGAATGAATGTCAGCATTTCGCTGATGACAAACTTCGGGGCCGAGGAAACAGTCTCTCCGCCTTGAATGAGCCACACAAGACGGGCTGCACCGGCAAGAGTCTTGGTCCAGAGTTTCCGGCGAGCGATGGTCGAGTTCCAGATGTTGATTCTGGTCACGTTCGCTAATGTTGCAGACTTTTCGGACTTGGCATTCTTGCCCTCCAGGATGGCGAAGTACTGGTCAACCCACGGGTCACGAAACAGCACGTCGGAGTGGCTGCGGGAACGACCGGTATCGACCGTGTCGGCAGTGCTGTGCTGAACACCGGAAATGACCACAACATCGAGTTCCGTCTGTGCGTCAGGCCATGTGCCGTCTGCTGCAGTTTCGTTGCAAAGAAGCAGACCATGAAGCCGGTGCTGCCCACTGATCAGGTGAACTTTGCCAGTTTCGTCAACAGAAAAAATGATGGGTTCGCCATTGCATTCCCACTTGCCACGAAGCATCTCGTTGGCGTAAAGATGACTCACGCCTTTACTCAGTGGGCGGTTGCTGTCATTGAAGTCCTTCAATGCCATTTCCGCAAACGGAGCACCGATACGCACGGTGGTGCACTTGACAGGACTTTCAGCTTTCTTCACCTTCTTCAACAGACTCTCAAACGACATGGGGTGTTCCTCAAAAGGACCAAAGTGAAACGGGTAAACCACGAACGTGGCGAAATCTTAGTCGGCAATCAGCAGCCGTCAAGTCAAATTCAAATAAAATCTTTCACAGTTTTTCAGATTGGTAAGACTTGCTGGCTTGCCGTTGCCTGATCATGTGCCGCAAAGCAGCAATCCGTTCTGATGCTTCAGGCGGTACAGTGCCGTCCAACATCGGGGTTGCTCGACCACACCAGTTCATTCCCGCCTTGCCTAGATGCAGGCAAGAGAATGGTGGTCGCAGTTTGTTCTCTTTTGGCCACTTCATCTGGAAGAATGAATCGGCACCACCAGCATGTCTCCAGTTAGTCTGGTGCCATGGAGCGGATACCAGATGAGGGTCAGACCCATGGAAGATTTGCGAGTACCCTGCCCACTCTACTTGCTGTGGGTGTAATGGAAACTGTGACCAGTACGGTTCCTGTGGCAAGTTAGGTGTTACCTCTTCCCACATTCTCCGAAGCGGAGTGTACAGATTACCCATCTGCATCTGGTACTTTGTGCCCCGAGAAACGTCTTGAGGTTTCTCAGGATCTTGAAATTCCCAGTCAATATGTTTTGGCCAGAGAACATCAGCATCCATTATGCAGATCCAACCTGACCTACCGTATGCGTCGAGTGCTTCCTCCATAGCAGCGAACTTATTGAAGTTTGCCCCATTGCGGTAGAAAGCATCAGTCCAAAAAACATTTGCGGAGTTTTTATAGGCAACTTCAAATGTTTTCTCATCTGACTCAGTTGTGATTACCAGTACATTGTCGAAGTGATGCCGGTTGTACGGCAATGTCAAAGCAAGGTAGTCATGGTAATCAACACAGACAATGAATGCAGTAAGGGGGGTGCTCATGTTTCTTCACTCGCATCAGCTAAAGACATAGAAGTATTGCAAGCACACTGCATTGCGTCTACGGTATCTTCTGATTCCGGTTCGTAAAAAAAAGACTCTTCTACCAAATCTTGAATCGAAAAGTTTCTGTTGAATTGTCCGCCTTGAGGCGTTTTAGTCGTCTTTCCTTTTTGTTCTTCAATCTGTCTCCACCATTCTGCTAGTTCTGGTTTTTCGTGTATCAGTCTCAACAATGACCTGCGTTTCTTCAGGAAACATAAATGACAATTTCCTTCATAAGACTGAATACCTAGATCAAAGTTTTGCTGTTTCCAAAATAGGTCAACGTCTTCTTTTGTCATTCCCATACGCATCAATGGAAATTCCAAATGACAGTCTTTGTTTCTGTCGCTGGAATAAATCAAATCGTATGCCCTATCAGGCTCATCACTTCTGAACCCTATAGCATTGCGAAATCTATAAATTCCGTTATGCCATAAGTACCGCTGCATTGTTCTTACTTTCATTTCTGAAGAACAATATCTGGATACGGCATTCGGCAAAATTGCTCTATTTGCTATCACTTTGTCAAAAGGAGAGTCATTGTCCTTGTGCCTGCACGCAGAAGCGTAATCAACTTGTTCATACCAAAACACTTGTTTTGCTTTCGCATAGCCAACTCTTGTCCTTTCAGATGGTATACATTTGATGAAACTAATGTCGGGCCGCACTAAAGTAAGCTGTAACCAGACAACGGGACAGCCCCATTGTTTTTCTACGTTATGTACGAAGTCTAAGGTTTCGTCTCTCTCTCTCTTCCAGTATTAGCAAACAGCACCAAAGGTTGCTGTTCTTCGGTATCGAGTATGTACCGAAGCATCATTCCTGAAGTTCTACCACCAGAAAAAGCAACTACTAACTTTTCATTTTTCGGATCTGGAAGTTGACATTTTTTGTCGGGTATTCGGAACTTATGCCCCGTGCCTAAAGATTTCCAGTGTTTAAGCGTGCTCATGTTACTTTCCTAAGTAGTCGATGACCCGTCGAGAAGTTTCTGGGCGAAGAGAAGTACTGCCGTCGTTGATTACCAGCCCGTGCTGACCTTTGGTTCTAAGATCAGCATACTCGCTGGTAACGGTGGTAACGCGTTCCTGTTGAGCCAGAGCACCATGACCACGCAGGGGGACAAGGCAGTTCACGCAGTGCTGTTTGACCTGATCTCCAAAGGCTTGCATTGGTCGCTTCCACCAAGCTACACCGTCACAGCCGTCGCACGCAACAAATTCAGTGCCTTGAGAGGGTTCCCCGCGATAGGCTTCGAGTCTGCCTGTACCATTACAGAATTCGCAGATTCGCATTCCGGTATCGGGGTAGTCGGGGTTGAACTGGTTCAAAATTGCCTGACCACCAGCAACCTCACAGAAGAAGCCACGCAGTTCACCACGGAACTGGCACAGCATTGCAGACCAGTGGCGGTTGATATCGCAGTTGGCAATCAGGTTCCATCTATCGCTTTCGTAGGGCACAAAGTGATGAAGAGCACCGTGGACCGGGGAATGCCGAGAATCCTGAGTCAATCCGAACGGTCTTGAGGCAGGCCATTCGCCCTTGAAACTATCATAAGCATCCTGGCTGAGATGCACGTTGAGATTGCTCATGGCAGGGTTGAAAGTCACCGCCATGTGTCGCCCTTTTCCGTGCGGGTGATTACACCAGATACCGCACTGCTCTTGCGGAAAGTACCTGCGGAGAATGCTACAGACAATAGCAAACTGTGGGTGTAATGCAGGATTACCGCCGAAGATACCGATCAACCCAAAGTACCCCTGCATTGACTTGCAGGCACGCTCGAAGTTTTCCAGTGACATGTAAGCGTGCTTACCGCCAAACTGAGAACCCTGAGTGCAGTTGCTGCAGGCTAAGTCACAGATACGGTTGAGGTGAATCTGCATCACTCCTTCACGCCACTTACCGGGGCGTCTTTCGGAGGGCGATACCATTTCAGCAATAGCTTCATCAGCGTTCATTGTGCAATTCTTTCGCGGCAAGGATTTTGATGTTGGCAGCAAGTGTGCCAGTCTGTGCGTACATATCGTAGTGCATAATCGTTCTGGTTGCTATTTCCAGTTGGGTTTGGTGGTCCCAACTTTGCTCTGCTCCACGAATGATATCTCGTAAAGCCCTCATGTCTATATCCGGCGATACTCGGATAAGGTTTTCGTCCACAAAGTCCAGTACGTCATCAGTTGGCAGGTCGGTAATGACTTTGCATCCAGCTACTGTTGCTTCGATGATCTTTCGTAAAGCGTAACCGTACTGACTGGAAGTACAGATTGCCACTTTGTACTGTGACAATGTCTTTATGTAGTCAGGAGTGGCACAGCCTTTACGGTGGTACCCCGGATGCCGCAGAACTGTGATCGGCAGACTACCACGCATAATACGCTGACGAAGCGGGTACACGTTGCTGACAGCACCAGACATGACTGTGCCTTTCCGGCACTCAAGCCACTCCGTAGGCAGGTCTTGGTACTTAACCGTGTGGTATGTTCGGATCAGTCGATCAGACAACAAGTATGGCTGCAGGTGTTTAACCAGTTTTTCGTGGTAGTAAATGATCCACGCATGACAACCGATTTCTTCAGCAAAGTGCTTGTGCCATTCAGGACGCTGGTGTGCGTCTTTCAGAATAGTCACTTTGAAGATATCATCGTAAAGTGCCAGGTCCTGATAGTGCACAAACTCAGCATTGCGATCTCTGAAGTCATTCGAGGGGAACCATTCCCGTTTATCTTGAATGACAACGATAGGAGGGTTGTACTTACGAATCAGGTATCGAACGTCTGTGCTGGGTTCTTCAAGACCATAACCGCAGTGCAGGAAATTGTGCTTAGACAAACCGTGAGTAATCTGGTATCCCTCATCGGTCATGTGGTCCTTCATGCTCGATACCCCGAGGACAAGCGGAGTGCCTTTTCTTCGAGCACGGTATGGGTACCTCGGGATTTCAATCTTTGCAGCAGAGAACGTATCGCACAACGGTGGATACCTGTTGATTACATCATCTGTTGTCCGCAGGGGTGTTGACATGGGGGGTGTCTTTCAAAAGAGTCATCAAATCGAAATCATCACCGGGATAGGTTTTAGCTTGTTCGTGTTGCTTGTTTCCCATCGAAGATACATGTCCGGTGTGCTGCACCAGCGATGGATTGTGAATGTACTCCCTGTAGCCAGCTTGAGTCATTGCTTCGACGATAGCACCATCAAGCGAAGTGTTGCCTCGCTTGTAGTTCAATCTTCTCATGAGCATGTGCTGCTGTGACAGTAATGCGGTCAGTGCATCATGCCTGAACATGAGACACACACCACCTCGACCAAACTGTACCCCTTTCTTCGTTTTGTAGGCTTCAATCCAACCAGTACTTGATTCAGCAGCAACCTGTTCGTTCTCCATGAAAGTAAACAAGTTGAAGTACGCTTTAGGCGGCAGCTTACTATTGAGAATATACTGTAGCAGAGTTTTCGGGCAAGTCAAGTCGTCTTGAAATACAACGTACCACTGTGACCATGGATGCTGCATGAACATGGTCAGGACTGATCGGTACCAATGACTGAATGGCTGCACGTTATGCCCGTCATGAACTTTGGCTTGCTCGCTAAGCAATACCTGAATGCCAGCCTTTTGTTCCTGTGACAGTAATCCATCTGCGTAAATATCAGGATCAAAACCAGCAGCCCTTACCGCCCTGATAGTTTCTGGGAGAAGAGTAGACAGCCGGGCAGGGCAGGTTGTCACAATGGAAGTGACTCGGTTAGGTACCCATGGGGTCTGGTACTTTGGTATCTCAGATCCATCGTTCCATTTGAAAATCTCATTGCGTATCAATGCGTGATACAGCGGATTGTGGCTGACAATCCTTCGAGCATAGGTATGTGGTGGTGCTTCACCAATCTCAATACCAGATACTCCGAGAGACTTCATATAGGATAAAAACTGATTCATAGTCCCGTCATGCACGGCACCGCACACAGCGGGAATTGGTTTGCTATCGGCCGCAAACGGCATTTTAGACGCAATACCTTTCGCTATGTCTGCTGCCCATCTACCAAGTCTGTTTAGTTTTTCTTCTCGTTCTGCACAACCACAGGGGGCACCCAGCCAAGACGTGACCGCTTCTTCTGTTATACCTACCATTGTCAAAGCGTTTTTTACTAATGTACCAAGACCGGTTTTAGGCTCTGCTGGTTGTTCAGACACCAAAACGGTACTGCTCGAATTGATATTAGTGAATTCCTTTTTATCTTCTTCGAGCAATGCGTCAGTTGCTGTACTGTATACTCGCCTCATATTGTTCAAAGTGAGGCTGCCAAGTACGCAGTGTGGTCTTGCTAATACAAAAAAATCTGCGTCTAATTTATCGCAGGTGCCTAGATAAAATTTCATTGTGTCATAACCCTCTGATTGTCATGAAGTCACTTGGAAAACCACCCGGTCCTGTTGTTATTGGACTCCATATCAGTCTTCCTTGAGAGTCCGTGGTTCTGTAGTACGCCGCTTTATAAGTACCCTTACAGTCAAGTCCTTTACCACCTTGACTTTGTCGAGGCTGGTACTCTGTTCTGTAATGTAACTCTTTTACAGTAGTCGTTTGCAGTGCATTGTCCTGGTAGTATGCTACTATTGTCCACCACTTGTAATAGTTATTGTTTGATACTGTTGCTTTCCATCTGTACGGAGAGCTGGTAGTTGATACGTCAGAGCATCTAACGTACTCACCGCCAATAAGTCTTGGTCCGAGTGGTGGAACACCAACACTTCTATACTCTGGTTGACATTTACTGTACGATGCGTTTGAAAGAAGATAGGTTCCGCCGTAACCGCATATCCAAGGATGGAGTTCCAAAGACACAGCCAAAGGTGGGGCGACAACAGTAAGTTCCAGAAACGGCGTCCATGTATCCTCGCAGTCCAGTGGTGGGTTTGGGAAATTGTTGATAGTCCATGTATCGCACGGTCTGTTTCCACAAGGACCAGTTTCACAACCCGGTATTCTCACTGCAGGTTGAACGCACACAGGGCACTCTTTCGTGCCCTGTTCTGGTTCATAAAGTTCGGTACACAGCGGTCTGTGCTTGCTTTCCGGGTATGACCATGTTTTGCAATATGTTTCAGCCATGTTAGCCTCACGGGAAAGTAGTTCCGGTGCCTACAAAAGTTCCTGTTTCGTTATAAACGTCCAACCCTAACTGATAGCCAACATCATAGCCAATCCGATATCCGGCATAAAATCCTTCTTCGTAATCTGACCACTGGAATGTTCCTGTGCCAGTACCAGTTCCTGTTTCTTCTCCATAGGTTCCTGTTCCCGGTTCCAGCACAGTGCCTGTCCCGAAGTTTTGAAATGTTCCTACTCCACCACCGGTACCTACAGAACCGGTAAACAAAACAGTGTTATTGTACTCCCCATTTACCAAACCGTCAGCATACCCATTTTCGGAACCATACTGGTACCCAACAGAATATCCGGCTGCGTAGTCTAAAGGCGGTGTGCTGGTTTGTTGTCCGTTGTACGTCACACAGATTCTTAATTGTGGATCTCCAGACTCAGGGTAAGTTATCGTTGCTTCCCCTTCTACAGAAACTGCAGACGTGACTTCGCTGCCGCCCTTGTCGTAAACTTCCAGCAAATGCCCTATATCCACAACCCACAAACCCCGGGATTCATCCCACGATAAAAACAAAGCAGGGTTTGTCGGAAGGACTATGTTTACGTCCTTCAGTTCCCAAACAAGCCTCGGTACGTTTATCGAGTAGTAAAATGGTGCCATTTCTCCGCGAACAAGTATGTCACCGATGTTCAAGCAGTAGCATGGACATTTTTCTTCTGCACTGTTGCCGCCCCCGGCAGCATGAATGGGTGCCCACTCAGAGTTTACACGATGAACCTGAATGACATTTCCCAAACTAGCCGAGAATGATTCACTTCTGTTTGTGACAATAATCGGTGGATTGCTGGCATCCTCAACTATATCCATATCCAGCGAATCCTGTCCGGGGACATACCGAACAGGTCTGGCTTCAGCTTGGGTATACCCAGTTAGGGGGTTCGTGGCTTGGGCTAAGTCCTGATCCAGACGGACGTAATACTTGTCCGCCTGACCCAACATCTTCCTTGCCTCATCGAACGGTTTCTGGGAGGAAGAACTATTGAGTACCCGGCGTTTGATTTCAAGGGCATCATCGTAACTGAATGCACCGAATGTGCTCATGGTATCACCAAATCGTTGTCGTCTCGGAAGTCTTCCAAGTCTGCGGACTCAGGAAGTAATAGATCTATGTAGTGAAAATCTGTAAGCGGATCAATTGTATCCATGATGGCGTATGGTACCGCCTGACCTAACTGCTTACCTAAAGCAGCAGCCTTGGTAGATGACAGTAATGGCCAAGGTGCTTCTGCTACGTCACCACGGGCATTTATGTTGATAGGTAAGTAGGTTGCCTCAACAATACCGGTTACGGGGTTTGGAAGTAAGATTCTTTCCACTGTGTGCATTGACACACGCCGGTAGGCTTCACGAAAGTAACTAAATGAATTTGCAAATGCCTGTCTACGGTCAATTACGAATGTGGCATTCAACGTAACGAAGTGGTACGTCTGTATTGTTGTTGATTGCCCGTCAGGGGTAGGTACGGTGGCGTCACGGTAGTTTTCTGTGCATGTAATGGACTCGCACAAAACATATCCGGGAGGTCTACCAAAACACGTCGTGCTGTTTAGTTTATTGATGAACGGCCTTACTTTTGTTGTGTAAGTAAACGTCGAATACCTTACGTTCCAAGTAAACTGATGTACTTCCAAAATTATTTCGCTTTGAATACCTTCCGTCAATGGTAATCCGTTTGCGTGCCGTAACAGTACGTTGTTAGCATCGTGGTACCTTGTGACCTGAACTGTTCTGGTAGAAGAGGACCATGTTGGTGGTTCATTCCATGGTTCTATAATCGAGTCATTTGTTGCAGGGTCAATTCTCTTCTTACGAGCGATATTACCTTTCCCTTGGTCCTCTCTAGGGAAAGATAAGTTCCCTTCATTCATGAATTGCGGTGTTTCATACGTAACACTTACAACCCAGAACGGTCTACCGTCAGGGGCTTCGCGAATACCGTCGCAACTCTTTAGGACCAGATCAGGTCGACTGGGATGAGGCGACCTACCAATTGTAAATGTTGGTTCTGTTTGACCGTAAGCAGGCAGATAGAGTGCGACAGTAGCCTGATCTTCAAGAGGGCTGTCCATCTCGACCAGCCACTCTTCAGTGCATGTATTGACTCCCCAGGTTGCTGTGAAGTTCTGAGATTCGAGTTTACGACCCAAGATTGCTTTCAGTGGCATGACTTAAACCTTACGGTACGACTTTGATAACGCCACCATTTCTCAAAGCAGCGTCGATGCTTGTAATGAGATTGATAATTCGAGTAGTCTGCGGATTCGGTCTGTTGCTCATATTTTCGACGATTTGTTTGAATGCGTCAGCCTGTGCTTGGAACGCATTCTGCTCCAGTTGACCAGCGGGTTTGACTTCCTTCTGCATCAACGTATTCAGTTCTTGCTGAAGCTGCTGTCGCTGTGCCTGAAGAAATTCCAGCCGTCGTTGTTCCGCTTCAGCATTTGCAGCGTCGATTGCCATTTGCATGGCACCGCCCATCATTGCACCACCAATGCCGCCTACAGGCATAGGCAACCCAGCAGCACCAGGACCGGCAAATGCCTGAGTTTCTTTCTTAAGCCGCAGGAGTTCTTTCTCATGTTCTGTGGCAGTAACAAGAAACAGCAATTCTTTCCTTTGCAGTTCTTCGTTATGCTGGTTCAATTGAAACTGTTTTTGCTGTTCAATAAAGCGTTCTGCCTCAATCTCTCTGCGTCTGAGTTCAAGATCTGCAAGTTCTGCTAAACGAATTTTTTCCTTGTCCTGTTCAGTCGCCAGATCCTTATTGATTGCTTCTCCGATAGTTCTGATCTCTCGAAGTTTTTCGGCTGATTCACCAGCTAAAAGTGCATTTTTTTCAAAGTACTCTTCGAGAGCATTCAAAGCAGTTCTATCAAACAACATACTTCTGAAATCTTCAATGGCAGCCCCACCAAACATAACTGTAGGTAGCTTTGCCATTGCTGCTATTGATTCAGAGTTCAGAAACTCGAACACTTTACGCATTTCGGCAATTGCAGTTTCTGCATTGCCTTCGGATATCAATCGTTGAGCATTAGCAATGTTCTTTTGTAGTTCAATTGCGACACGGGCAGCTTCTTCATTACCGGAGGACTCCATCTTTGCCAACATGTTTTCGATATCAACACGGGCTTCAGCACCACCCATCATTGAGTCGATAGTCTCTTTTGCTTTACGCTGAGCATCCTGCCTGACTTGAAATATACGATCTTCATTTTCAAGCTGCTTCAAAGCATTCTGTTCTTCTTTGGCAGTAATCTCATCAAGCGTTTTAATTCTCTTGATATCGTAAGACTGTTGGCGTATCTGTGCTCTGGTGCTTACCGAATCCATCATTCGGCCAAAGCCTATAGTGGCGTCTTTGATTGCGTCTGTAAGTGATCGAGTATCTCGAATTGCCTGACTGAGCCAGTTCAGGTAATAGGCTAAGGCACCACCGGCAACTATTGCTCCACCTACTATGCCGACGAATTTACCAACAGCCATCCCGGCAATCTTTGTTTCGCCAGCCATGTCGATCAGACCACGGGCAACCATGGTCATGTTGTTGGAGGCACCAAGCAATGCTGATCGAAGGTCGCCCATGACAATACCTTGAGCGAAGTCTTCAATACCGAAAGATAACTGAGCTAGCACGCCTGTCATCTTTCCAGCACCGGCAGCACTCGACCGCATTACACCTTCAGATTGTTTTACAGCAGCATTAAACCGATCTTGATTTATTTTGCCACGGCCAAGTAAATTCTTAAAGATAACCAATCGAGCATTGTGTGCTTCCTGCGGTGTCTGAAGCATTGCCAGGATTTGTGCGGCTTGTTTGTTTGCAGTATTCGCTTCATTCTGTTGTCTGCGAATTCTATGAATCAGCGTTTCAGCTTTTATACGTTCTTGGTTAAGCTGTGCAAGTCTTGCTCGCTCTGCCTCAGCAAGCCGCACTGCTTCTCTTTGTGCTTGCTGATCTCGATACGCAGCACTCATTCCTGCAGCAACAGGATCAACACGACCGGTACTGCTCATGCCTGCAATCATTACATTGCTGGCTGAGCGTTCCAGTATTGCACGATTCTGAATTGCTGTGCGAAGATCAGAGATTCTTTCTTCATTGGCTTTCTTTTCTGCTTCCAATGATCTCTGAATAATGTCGTCACGCAAAGCAGCACTTCGACGAAGAATCTCTGTTTCTTCGTCAGCAATTTTTTGCATGTTTGCGAGTTCTTCACGACGGGAAGCCAACTCACGATTACGAACATTTTCCCGTTCAGCAAAGAGTTCATGCCAGATTCTTTGTTCGGCAAGCAAATCAGACATGATCTTTTCTTCGACCATCTGAACTTCTTTGCCGTACTTCTTGTACTCGCCGATATGTGCTGTTAATTGAGCAGAAGCCAGTTGAGGCATTCTGGCAAAGTTTTCAGCAGCCTCTTGATTACCTTTCTCAAGTTCACGGTTCAGGCCGTCCATGAGTGCTTTAGTCATCGCCCGAGACGATGCTGAAGCACTCATGAAGCCCGTGGTCATGGCACTGGAGTCTACACCAAGCATCAAAGCCAGATTGTCGAGCGATATACCAGTGCTCATTTGCTTTGACCTTTCAGCATTTCAAATATGGCAAAGAACCCGCTTCTGATTGCAGAAACGGGTTTCTGTGCTAACCGTCTAACCTGATGGGTAAAGTTTGCTTGCAGAGTCCACTCTTTAACCATCCACGGTTCGACCTTTGATTTTGGAACCTTCGTTTTGATGTGGTTGCTGATTGCAATTGCTTGCAAGTCATCAGACATACCCCATCTGAACTTATCCCAGAACAGCCTATGCCCCTCGAACTCCGATGCTGGCATATCGGCTATCTCATTGTATGTCTTTCCCCAGCGACTGCACAGGAACCAGATGAACCATGTGCGGTCGCCGGGGGAACTCAGTTTTTTGTCATCGCCTCGATGTTAGGCCAAACGTCGCCGATGAGGTGATTCAGCCGACGATATTCAGGGGATGAGATTTTGTCCATGAAATGATCGACGACGCGAATCAGGTAACTGACTTCAAGGGCTTCAAGAATCTGACGAATTGAGTCTGACTCCATGACCGTGATTGGCCACTCGTTCGGGCTTTCTTCGTTCAGGCTGTTGATGAGATTGGGCAGAAAGGCTTTGCCGTCTTCATGCAAGCAGATCAGAATTCGCAGTGCAGTGAAGTGGCCGATTGATACCTGTTCCCCTTCTTTGTCGATTTTGGGGAAAGCGGAGAGCTTATCCACAAAGGCTGACATCAATCCAGCAGAAGGTTCCAGAAGATAACCAGTTTCGTTTGGTTCTTCTGATACAGGCTTACGTTTGAGAGGAGCGAATTTCATGGGGGTGTTCCTTGAAAGTTTCTGGGGAAAGGATTATGCAGGAGCAGTAACAGAGATGTTGTTCAGTTTGTAAACCAACTGAGCAGAAGATCGGGAAGCATTGTCGTCGGTAAGCACCGTACCAGCGGGAGTAAAGTTGTTACAGTACCCAGTGAGTGTAAGAATGGGGCCAGTAGTCTCGTTTCCTTCAGGCGGGAAGTACAACTTCAGATCGCCGACTCGACCATCCATGAATGCAGCGAACTCACGACCGCCATACTGGTTGTCAGGGTCCCAGTCAACAGTGAATGTGATGGTTCCGAAGTCGATCATCATACCGGGACGGTACTTACGAACGAGGTTCCCCCAGCCATCAAGGGCTGTTTCGGTACAGGTTGTTTCTACGTCACCACGGGTGAAGCCGGACCACGTAGGACCGTCGAACACACACACGTAGGAATCACTTCCTGGTGTTACTGCTTCCATTGCAGGACCACTGCCCGTAGGGTCGGTGTCCTGAGCAAAGAACTGAACTCGAATACGACTGGCATCACGCATTGAACAAACTCCTAACAGGTTGCTTTACCAGAGAAACTCAGGACGATCATAGTCATATCTGGTGTAGACTGTCCTGTTTTCGGCGAGGTGTTTTCGACTGTTGACAGTAATCGGATGTAGTTGATGAACACTCCGGTTTCTGCAACGTTGTAGGCTGTCAACTGTTGCCTACGTCCTGAAGATACTGGTTGTAACACATTCAGCACTGAATTGTGCAATGCTTTACGATCAGTATTCTTATGAGCTACGCAGGCTACGTCAAGCATAAATGATACAGTTTCCTTGCCGTTCGTACCCTCCAATCCCTCGCTGCATTGCAGAGGCATAATGTCCTGGATATCCCAGAACACAAACCCTTTGGGTGTACTCTTCAGATCGTAGGACGGCATGAACTGAGACTTTGTAACTGGAACATCTGTTGCTATTCCAGCACGTAAAATCTTTTGAATGGCTTCGTCGATATTGTAACTCATCGAGGGAATTCCTTCTGCATGAGTTGACGGAATCGGTCAATAAAAATCTGTCGTGATTCTGCTCGCTTCTCCGTTAGTACTCGCTCCAACCATCGGTACCCCGGGAATGGTCTTCTGGTTGTTCCAGCCCGCCTACCTTTGTTGATATCTGCCCCAAAGCCGTACAAAACCAAGTGCCAGTACTTCGACGGTCTACGCATTCGGTGTCTGTTGTAGATACTATCCGGGTCTACTCCATACCGTCTGCGAAGTTTACTGTAAACTTCCTTCGGCTGATACTTCTTCGAGTAAACCCGAGTACCGTTCTTACGCTGCATCAGGATGCCCAAACTGACTTGCCGGATACGAGTTGAATCCAGCGGTGATGTTTCGTTTGGGCTAATGTATTCGCGGTACTTCTTGTTGACACCAACAATCCCGTAAAACTTGTTTGGGTTGCTGTCAGACTGCTTTACTTTCTGTGATAGTGCTCGCTCTGTCGCACCAGAAGTCTGAGGCGTGTTCAGGGCCATCACATGAGCCTGCAGACCATTACGCAAAGGCACAATGGCAGAGCGTATTGCTTGCTTGATAATGTGCTTACGAATCTTTTCAGCCATTTTGTTGAAGACGGCTTCGAGATCTGTTGGCACAGTGTACGAGACTTTTATGAATCCACGTTTCATTGCAGTCTCAGTATGTTGTTGGGAGTAATTCGACCGTCAGATGCTGAGATACGTTATCCACGATTCGTATGTGAACTTTACGTCTGTCTCCCCATGGGTCTGTTGCAGGACCGAGGACAGCGTACACTTTCTGCATCGAGGGTATTACGCAGAACATACCAGCAGTTACAGACGCTGACGGCTTGCACCACTGACCGATGAGAATGAATGTCTGTTCCGACTGGATACGCCCTGCATCAGTTATCTCTACCGGCTTTACAGGCACTTCCATTGAGAAAGCAGCCTTGTAATGCAGATCGAACTTCTGCTGCATTTCTCCGGCTGCGTCAGGCTCTGTACTCGGTATCCAGAACTCGCAGACATGTCGCAAATTCGGTCGAGCACGGCGGTTGTACTTGTTCATCCCCGACTCACTTTCGACCAGTCATCCACAACGTACTTGATTGCTCGATGGTCATTGAGCATGTTGTGGTCTCTAAGAGCAGCGTAGCCTTGAGGCAGACCAACCATTGCAGCTTCAGAAACAGCATCTCTATACTCGAAGAAGTGGTACGCCAGAATCATCAGTGCCCGGACTGTGCTCTTGGGTATTTCTGGGAAGGAAGAGTAGCCCGTGGTGTATGACAGCGTTATGGGGTACGGGTGCTCTTCATGAATGTCAGCGAAGACTTCTTCCCAATCAGCACACCAAAGTTTCGATGGCTCTTCAGACAAGATAGAATAATCGGCTGAAGAAATGCTGACGATTGTGTTGTCGCTCTTCCTGTAATTGAATGAAGCCAGTTCGGTAACTCGGCCAAACGGCAGGAAGCACAATGCGTCGTGGTTTGTAAAAGCGGAGTATGGGAGCGTGAGAGTAACGGTTTTACGAAGGATAAACCGCCACTGTTCACGCTCGCATATCTGAATGCACTCATGCAACAGATCCGTGATGTTTACTGGCAATGATTCATCCGGGGTTTCAGGATCGAAGCCGATTTGCTGTTTCACCGCTTTGACAAATGCAGTAGTTGCGAGAGTGCTAACAGCGGCTTCTGATCCCAGATTGATGAACATCGGCATATCACGGACTCCAAAGTACCCGCCCTTAATGCACGTCACTGTAAACAGGATAGGTGCGACGGGTGTGTTAAAGACCGGTGCATGGAAACACCCCGAACCATGCACCGGCTACATTCCCGTAGGAATGTTTCAGGTCAGCGTACCGGTGCCTGTGGGGGTCAGGTCGCCACGCTGATGGAAGGTCTGGGCCACAACAGCAACTTTCGCCGTGTCAGTGTTGGTACCGGTCAGCCGGAACACAACAGTCTTGAACTCGACCTTGCTGCCAGCAGAAATGCCAGCCTGATCCTGTGCGTAGGACACTTCCTCACTGTCAACTTCAACAGCAAAGTTTGCCTGACCAGCCGACTTGAAGACGTGAGTCTTGATCGTGGTAAAGCCGGAAGTACCGACAGCAGAGGTAGAGCCGACAACTGTGACAGTAAAGTCGCCAGTCAGCACGGCGTCGTTGACAACGAGAATCGCTTTGTCGAACGCCTCTGTGATAACGTAAGCATTGCCGATGCTTCCGTTCATAGTCAGCGTTCCAAGTGCTTTGATGAGCATCCTGGAGCTAAGGTGAGTAAACTTCAAAGTGGTCATTATCAATGATCCTTTCAGGATTGAATTTCAGAGGAGGATTCGGGGGGACGACTGATGGCTTTTGGCTTCATCGGTGTCCCCCCTAGCCCAAGAGGACACAAGTAGATCAGGTAGCAGCAGTCTTGCTCAGCGTGACGAATGGGGACAGCGACAGGCCACCATTCTTCGGCTGGAACGTAGACTTCCACCATGGACGGGCATCGTCAAAGCTGGTGAAGAGAAAGACTTCTTCACGCTCAAGGAAGCGGACATGGATGCTGCGAGTAATCTCGCCAGTACCGCGTTCGCCGTAGAGCATCTGGGTGGCATTGACGCAAGCCAGGAAGTTGTCCTTCCATTCGCTAATGACACTGCCGTCTCCGGTGTCGATGCCATTCATGTACTCAGTCCAGATAACCGGACGACCGAGAAGGGTATCGGGAAGACCAGCACCAGTCGAGGGGTAGAACAACTTGGTCAGACCAGCGTTGTTCGGCGACTCGATGACCAGCGTGAAGATTGTGGGGTACAGATCCTGCGAGCAAAGCCATACGGCATTCTCGTAACCCCAGACACGCTGACGCATCTTGATGACATTCATACCGTTGACAATGTCACCGTTGTCCTGACCAACTTCGCGAAAGACAGTCAGCAGAGCAGCGTTGTTGCTGTTGAGGCAACCAAGGGGACGGCCCATACCGTTGCCGTTGAGAAACTCATCCATACGGTAAGATCGGGCTTCCTGACGCAACCCTTCATCAATCAGAGAAGCAATGGAAATCGGGCTGTCTGCCATCAACTGATTGGTGACTGCACAAGCACCATTCAGTTCATGAGCCTTCAGCGAGACGATTTCCATCTCTGTTTTGCTGAATGTCGGTGTTGCCGTTTCCTTACCACGGTAGACTCGGAAGCCGCCAGTAACGCTGTTACGGTGGTCCTTGTCAACACGGCAGGGAATGTCAACTACCGGAGCAGTCATGCTGATTCGAGTCATGAGTGACGTGAATCGGTCAGCCTCAGGCTCAAGCTGCATCACGCTGGCAATGAACCCGCGAGGTACCATAAGACCCTGGGCTTCCCAGTTGGCCTTGGTAAACTCATCGGTTCCAACAGCGTCCATGACCAGCCGCTGAATGCGAGGATCGACTTCATTGGGACGACGGTAGGTGTTGACAACCGCTCGCAGGTAATCCTGTTGGTTTTTGAAGCCATAGAATTCCTTGTCATCTTCCCAGCGAGGACGAACAGTAATACCGCCACTCAGATTGGCAACAATACCGGCTGTGGCATTGCTGATCTTCTGGGTAGCAGTAAGGGCAGCCACTCGTTCAGCAAGACCTGCGGCAGTTCGACTGTGGGCATTAACCACCGCTTCAAGTCGATCAACAGCATCGGCATACTGCTGAGTTTCAGCAGCAGTCAACTTGTCCCCTTTGTTGAAGAAACTTTCCGTCAGGGTCGTAAGTCGAGTACGCTCATCCTGAAGCTGGTTGACCGTCATGCCAACAACGTCAGCATTCTTGGTCGGAGTGTCGTTGAAGAACAAGCTGTGCATTGCAGCAGCGAACAAACGATAGAACATTGGGTACTCCTTTGACATGGGCTTAAAGCCCGAACGGTTGAATGTGTTATCCGCTTATGTGCGTTGCTTTGGGCAGATGAACAACAGTGTGAAAAGCTTACAGCGTAATGTCAACTATTGATTGACATTTTTCTACGAATGTTCAGCATTCTCTGATGGAGTGCCTGAACATCAGGACGGGGGATATCAACCATATTGCGAACAGCCGCAGGCAATTCAACATAGTTGAGCATGGCGGTCGATGCAGTTGTGTTGCGGACTGAATGGAACAGCCCCTTCTTTACAGCATCTTGAGCACCGAGATAAGTCTCGGCTTGTAGCATGTTGCGGATTTCATCTTCCTTCAGTTCAGTCCGATCCTTGAAGATGTTGACGATGGAATCCCGATGAGCAACCCACTTACTGCGGACTTGGTCAATGGACTCTTCGCTATTGATCATCGCGTAAGTCCATGGATTGTGCATCATGAACAATCCGCCATTGCAAATCTGGCGATTGTTTCCAGCCAATGCCAACCAACCGGCTGAAGAGAATGCGTACCCATCAACGATGGTTGTAACATTTCCGTGTTCCATGAGCGTGTTGTAGATAGCCAAAGCCGCCCCAACATCGCCCCCGCTGGAATTGATTCTTACAGTCAATTCGGAACCGGCATTCTTCATGAACTCCTGTACCTGATTGGGAGTAACGGAAGTGTCTCCCTCATAACTGGTGTAGGGCATGATGTAGTCATAGATCATTAACTCACCGGCTGAGTTGAAAGTAGCCTGAGCCTCGACCATCTGATCCCCATCAGCCAGTCGTTTACGATTCAGTACGAGCATCATTGTTCAGCCCCTTCGGGTACTTCTGGGAAGAGAATCAGTGTCTCAGGCTTAGACCTGTTTGACAGCCACGAATCCACAAATGAATCCACCGCTTCGGGCGATTCTACAACGTCACGGAATTTAAGAACCTGTTCAGCAAGCATGTTACGGAACTTGCTGTTCTCAGCATAGAACTCTGCTACGGCAGCGTCGTAGTCATCAGGGCGAGACTCACGCTTCTGAGCCAGCACGCGAGCTTCATACTGAGCCAGAGAATTGATTGTGTGGTCGAACGACCATTGAATCGAAGCGTTGGCATTGCGTAGGCGTTTATCAATGCCGGACTGTGACGGAGACTTGTCCATTCGTCCTGATGGTGGTTCAGCTTCTGTGCTGCCAGTCGCTGCTGTAGGTTCCGGTGCGGGGACCATACCGTCCAATGTCTTTTGGGCAGTCTCGATGGATTTCTGTTGCATCTCATTTGCCAGTCGTGCTCCTTCTTCGAGGTGCAGAGAATGCTCAACAGTCATCAGATTGACAGGAACATACCGTGGGTTCGCTGCAGCGTCAGACGGGTCAATGTGCATACCCAAAAGGTCTGCGGCTTTCTTACGGTCGATGATACCAGTCTCGAACAAGTTACGAAGTGAAATCGTAAACTTGTCGATGACGTTTCGGTACAGGTACAACTGCTCAAACTCGAATGCGTAAAGCATCTGGCTGGGCAGTGGGAGTAACTCAGAACGAAACTGATTTCCGAGTCGAGTCAGAAATGGTCCGATACCAGTCTGAACAAAGCTGGTAATGGCTTCAGTAAGCCCGGGCAGGCTTTGCTGACCACCCATGTACGAATGAAGCAGGACTGTTGGAATGTTGAAGTACCGGGCAACATCCTCGATGCTGAATGCTCTGGTCTCGATGAACTGCAAGTGCTGCATCGGGATACCAGTGTTGACCGGCTTCAATCCCTGTTCGAGTACCCGGGTACGGAATATTGATTCCAGCGGAGCATTAGGATCTTGCTCGAAGTTCGCCTCGATACGTTTGAGGACTTCCGGGGCCAGACGATTCTCAGTGGTCAGGTACAACTGACTTGCATAGCCTTTTGTGTAGAACTTCCAGCCAAACTCTTCAGCAGCATCGTACAGGCTCATCGAGCGTTCGCTGTTGAAGATAAATCCCTGACCACGATGGTATTCCATGTCCTGCACAGAGTTCTTGAAGTGAACAATCTCAGAGCGTGACAGTAACAGCGGCTCAGTCTTTATGTCACGGCTGCTGGTACCTGTGTCGATTCGGTACAACAGTTCTCCAGAAGTAGCCTGTCTACCAGAACTCAATCGTTCCTGACCAGATGCCCGGAATATGTTCCCCCGAGGGATACGAGACGGATGAACATAATAGATCCTGGACGTTCTGCCCTGTCCATCCAGTTCTCTGACAAAGTAAGCATTGCCGTCCATGAGGATATCATAGACGATTGCCAGTAACCCATTGTCCGCAGACATTTCTGGGTGGAAATAATGACTAAAGATTCTGCTCGCTGGATGAGACGTAGTGCCGACTATTCGTACTTTTTCACCAGTCTCGCTGTCAATAGAGTACATACGCCGAGGCACAGCACTCACCATTCCGGTGTAGATGTTCATGCTGCACATTACGGCACTCAGTTTCAGGGCTGCTCCAGTGTTGTCAGCATATGCCCGTTCATGACCGAGAACACCGAACAGGCGTTTCCATGTCAGGGTATCTGCAGCATTGTAGACAACGTCAGCCAAACCACGAACGAAGTTCTTCACGGTCGAGACCGGCATGGTTTGTTCGGGTTTTCTGAACAGTCTGAGCATTTCAATCGCCCTTCAGAGCACGTATGTCGGTGATTGTTTCTACTTCGGGGTACATCCACGATCCCATTGCCATCAGCGAAGCAACAATCCCGTCAATCTTGTTTGTTGATTTTGCTTTGTTGGGCCTCATTTCGCCATTGCTGGATTGATGAGTCACCACGTTTCCGATTTCCCATTCCAGCACTGGATTGCCGCCATGGAATAGTTGCTTGTCGATTGCAAAAGATTCCATCTTACGGCAAGGTTCGTTCATTCCAGCAAAGGATTGAGGATAGGCTCTTGCCGGGAACCCATACTCAGTAAGACGTTTGTGAATATGATAGGATGCCAGACGGTCAAAACACAACTCTCTGCACCCACGAAAATGAGTCAATATGCCTGAAAAGTTTTCGCTTCCCAGTAAGGCACTTACAATCTGGTCTTCGTCAATCGTTTCCGATGGAGAAGTAGAATTCAGAATCCCCGCTTCCCACCACAAGCTGTAAGGAAGATTCTGTTCTGTACTTCTTCTGTAAATGGAAGCCGCTGGACACCATGCCCAGTGAAGCAAAACTTGTTTTGTCGGGAACCAAAGAGCAACTGATGCAAGGTCATCCACCCGGGAGTTATCGAATCCTGCGTAACACTCTTCTTCCCTGAGTTCAGTGCATTTATCAATGAACCAGGACCAGTACAGTTGATGCCGGGCTATGTAAACGTCAACAACTGAAGAAGCAGTAAACTTAGGATCGAATGCAATGTTTGACCAGTAAGGATGTTCCAACATCCACTTCTTAATGTCAAGTACTGACAGTAATCGAACTTCGTCTTCGCGAGGATTGCTTCCAGCCCAGACATGGGCAGGAATCCATGCAGTCTCGGTTTTGGTTCTGATGTTCAGATGCAGACGCAGAAACCTGTTGAGTTCAACAGGATTGTTCTTTGCGTTGTGAACCATTCTGCGGAAGTAATCTCTGGGGATGGAGATATCCAGATTCGGATTTGCCAATGCCCATACATGCTCATCCTCAAAGTCAGCGTCGGCTGGTGCCTCGAAGATGACTGGCAGGAATGCAGGGTCGAATTGCTTACCGCAAGCGATGGCTTTGGCTTTCTCGTACAGGCTGTTACAGACCGAAGGACGGTCGTAGTCTGCAGTCGTTGTGTACAGCGTGAGTGCCTGTTTTCGGGCAGCAGTACCAGTCAACATAACGTCGATAAGTTCGCTGCTGCCATGAGCATGTACTTCGTCAACGTAAACAAAGTTTGGACTGAGTCCGTGTTTCGTATCGGCAACTGAAGACAATACTTTGAATGTTGCTCCGTCTTTGTGCTCAAATGATCGGTATGACCGAGATACTTTCCTGTCTCGTAGTTTACTCAGCAGGGTATTGTTGTTCTCGATCATGTACTGAATGTGTCTGAAGTTTACCGATGCTTGTTCAATGTCCGCAGCACAGCAGAAGTTCTGTGCTCGCTGTTCCATATCGCAGTAGAACATGATGAGACTAATCACTGCACCAAAGGCAGTTGTCTTCCCGTTCTTTCGAGGAATGTAGATAAAGCATTCCTTGTACCTACGGCGATGAGTTGTTTCATCTTTCCAGCAGAACAAGTTGGCGTAGATGGCACTTTGCCATAGTTCTGGTATGAACGGCAGCCCAGTGTTTTCACCTTCCGGGTACGTGCAGTTATTGACAACAAAATGGGCGATACGCTCCCACTCTTCAGTGTCAAAGTAGTAACCTTTGGCTGATGCAAAAGGATCGTACCCAGGAAGCATCTTCAGCAATCGAACAGCAGACACTCCGGTCCACTGCCATCCTTCGAGTTTACCATTCTGGTAAATCGGTTCAGGTACTTCGATATTGCGAGTGCCCCGGATAAACGAAACTGCGGGGTCAGTTTCGAGTTCCAGCATGGTATCCTCAATCGTTAAAAGTGACTTGTCCGGTCTCGAAGGAAACAACTTCATCAGAAGTGCCGGGCCATGTGAATGTGAGTAATCCGGTGTACCGGTACTTCACGATACCTTTTGTAGTCTCCTCTGACGCCAGTTCAATTGTAACATATGGTCCCTGATTTTCACCAGTGCCCGCAGGATTGGTAACTTCAGCGGTACCAACAATGATCCGGGATGAGTCTGTTTCACCTGATCTACGAATCTTGAACTCAACAACAGCGTCGGTGAAAAGTAATGATCCAGACTGTTCAATTGGATCTCCGTTTGTATCCAACAACTGAACAGTAATGGCTCTACCATTTTCTGTTGTGTACGAATCCCCTGCCCGAAGTGTTTCTGGGAAGGAAGAGATGGTCCCAGGCTGAAGTGATGCCACAGCAACCAAGGCAGCCGCGTTGCCGATAAGATCGGTCTTAGCCTGAATGAGATCCAACTGATCCAGGATCAATTCTTGATTGGCCTCAGTTGCATCACCACTACCGCCACCACCTCCACCAGCCGGGGCCAACTCCAGCATGTTGGCCGTGAATTGAAACAACTGCCCATCGGCCACAAGCCCTGTGTTGAGCTTATCGGTGACGGCTTTGATAGCAGCGATTTCGGTGTCTAGGTATCCGGAAATAATCACTTGATTTGCAAGTGTTGCCAACCCCGCCTGAATCGACGCAATCGAATACACCTGCTGCGGAAGGATCAGAAATTCATCTTCATCAGCAGGTGCCGAGGTAAACGCCCGCTGCATTGTCAGCGTCAGTACTCCGCCCGATTCAGCGCAATCGTCAATCGGTCTTGCTTCGCCTGTCAGCGTTCCCGAAGTGAACACCAACACTTGCCCATTGTACTCGTCAGCCACACCTGTGAGATTGGTTGTGAACTGCGAAGCGGTGGCGCTCGCATCATCCACTTCGCCATCTGCGGATGCGTTGGTTTTATCGAGTTTCCAGAGGGTGTTTTCGATGGTTCCAGGGCTGCCTTTGGTAAGGACGTGAGCGAGGAAGTCGGAGCCGATTTGGTCGATGCTGGATTGCGTGATAACGACTTGCCCGCTGATCCCGGCAGCCGATGTCACTACAGTCACAGTTGCCGGAATGCAGCCCGATTTCGATGCCACCAGAATGAATGACGTGTAATTCGTCTCTGCCTGCGTCGGCGTATAGAGCACCACACCATCCGCGGAATAGGCGACAGTCCCGGCACCGCTTGATTCACTGCCGCCGAATGGAATCACCTTCACATCGACACCAGACGACTGCACAGCACCATCACTGATCTGTACCACGG